AATCAAATTGTACTTAATAATCAATTTAATACTAAGATTAATAAAGTAAAATTCTTTGATGATTATGTCCGGGATGCCGTTGATATAGGTACAGTTATTGTTAAAGTTGGATGGATTTCTGAAGAAAAAGAAGTTACTCGTACTGTACCTACTTATGAGTATATGCCAGATGAAACAGGTCAACTAGCTGATCATTATATGCAGCTATTAAAGTTACGTTTAACTGACCCTGAAGGTTATGCAGATCATAGTACACCCGGGGTTGATCATGCTTTAGAAATGTTCCAGGAAACTGGCCAAGCACTCTTTGCGCGTGAAGTAGGTAAGAAAACTGTAACTAAAGTAGAAGAGATTAAAAACCATCCTACACTAGAACTTCCTCTTAGTACGAATATTATCATAGACCCTTCATGTAATGGTGACATAGATAGAGCTTCCTTTATCGGAGAAAAGTTTACATCATCTTTGTCTGCCTTAAGAAAAGACGGCAAATATAAGAATTTGGATAATGTTAATACTGACGGTGCCAATAGTGTATTAGCATCTCCCGATATTGAAGTAGCTAATCCAGATGGGTCTACAGCATTTAATTTTAAAGATAAGCCACGTAAACAGTTTGTAGTATTTACATATTGGGGTGAGTGGGACATTCATGGTGATGGTACTACTGAGCATATTGTATGTTCTTGGGTAGGTAATACATGTATCCGGAAAGAACTAAATCCCTTCCCAGACCGTAAACCACCTTTTGTCTTAGCTGTATATATGCCTGTGCGTGAATCTGTACATGGTGAGCCTGATGGTGAGTTACTCAAGGACAATCAAGATATCATCGGAGCTGTTACCCGGGGTGCTATTGATTTGTTAGCTAAATCAGCTAATAGTCAAACGGGCATGCGTAAAGATATGTTGGATGTGACGAATCGTAAAAAATTCAAAGAAGGTGCAGATTACGAGTTCAATGCTATTGCTGACCCAAAACAAGGAATTTTTCAACATACATTTCCTGAAATACCACGCTCAGTATTTGATATGCTCAGTATGCAAAACACTGAAGCAGAAAGCTTAACTGGTGTTAAAGCTTATAACTCAGGCATTAACTCACAAGCTTTAGGTGCTGTAGCCTCCAATGCCAGATCAGCTTTAGATGCTGCTGCTAGACGTGAATTGGGCATCCTAAGACGTTTATCTAAGGGGATGATTGATGTAGCTAGAAAAATTATAGCAATGAATGCTGAATTTCTTTCAGATAAAGAAATAGTTCGAGTTACTGATAGTGAGTTTATTGAAGTACGCCGTGATGATTTAGCAGGTAATTATGATCTAAGATTATCTATATCTACTGCCGAAGAGGATGCAAATAAAGCCGCAGAATTAGCATTCATGCTACAAACTGCTGGGCCTAATATGGATTTAGATTTCTCTAAAATCATTTGGGCTGATATTGCTAGATTGCGTAAGATGCCAGATTTAGCAGCACGGATTGAGAAGTATCAACCACAACCTGATCCTATGGCTCAAGCAAGGCAGCAAAAAGAGATGCAACTTATTGATGCTCAGATTGCTAAAGAAGTTGCCCTGGCTGCTAAGCACAATGCTGATGCACAAGCCGCAGGTGGTCGTGGAATGAAAGATGCTGCTCAAGCTGACCTCAACACAGCTAAAGCTGGGGAAGCTGGATCTAAGGCTAAACTCCATGCTTCTATGGCTGATAAACAAGACCTTGATTATGTACAAGAAGCTGATGGTACTAAGCACCAGAGAGGCATGGAAGCCCAGGATCGTAAAGATGGTAACGCCATGATCCAAAAATTAGCGGAGAAATCTGCAGAATCAAAGGGTAAGGAATAATCCTTACTATACTAACTCAAGCCCGACATTAGGGGCTGAGGACACGAAGGAGCTACATTATGAGTACAGCAGAAGATTTAGAGAATATTGAAATTACTATTGATGAAGCTAAACGTAAGATTGCTCGTAAAGAGGCATTAGTGCGTTTACAAAAAAATGCTGATTTTAACCAGTTGATTGAGAAAGGTTTCTTGGAAGAGCATGCTGTTAGACAAGTACTTCTTAAGGCCCATCCTGGTATGCAGGCAGATAATGTACAGCACATGCTTAATCAACAAATCACATCTATCGGTGGTTTTAAACAATATTTGATTAATATTTATGCTGAGGGTATGCAAGCTGAAAATAGTTTGCTAGAAGATGAGACTACCCGGGAAGATCTGCTCAAGGAGGATTTAGATAATGGCTAATCCAGAGCTAAATCCCTTAGAATTATCTGATGAAGATTTTATTGATGTAGATCCATCAACATTTGATGATGATCTGGAAGAGTTAGATGATGATCCTACAGATGGTGAAACTGACGATTCTGATAGTACTGACGATACTGATGATGACGATGCTGACGCAAATGACTCTGATGACGGTACTGATGGTGATGACGAGCCTGATGATGCTGACGAACCTGATGAGGGGGAAACAGATACTGACAAAACAGATAGTGACCCTACTGATAGTGCTGACACTACTGATAATGTTGATGCTGATAAACCAGATGTAAAACCTACTGTTGGTACTATGACTGATGCTGATTACTTGGCAGTAGGTAAACAAGTTATGTCTGAGTTTAAGGCTAATGGTACAAAAATTAAAATGAAATCAGCTGATGATATTATTCAGCTTATGCAGATGGGTGCCAATTACCATAAGAAAATGTCGGGGTTAAAACCCTCTCTAAAGACTTTAAAGTTACTAGAGAATAATGGGTTACTTGAACCTGATAAACTAAATTTCCTCATAGATCTAAGTCAAAATAAACCAGAGGCAATCACAAAGTTATTGAAAGATAGTAACTTAGATCCAATGGAAATGGACTTAGATAGTGAGACCACGTATACTCCCAGCAAACGTACTGTTAGTGATATAGAGACAGTTATAGACACCGTACTTGATAGTATCAAGGACTCGGAATACTATGACCGCACTCTCACTGTCCTAGGCGATGATTGGGATGAAGCAAGCCGTGTATCTATTTCTGAGCAGCCGGAGCTTATCCGGACAGTTAATGCTCACATGGAAGCCGGTATCTTTGACCAAGTAATGGATGCTGTAACTTATGAACGTAGATTAGGTAAGTTAGCTGGAATTAGTGATCTTGAAGCGTATCAACGGGTAGGCACGTACATGCACGAGAACAAATTGTTCTCTGTCAATGGACAAGCCCAATCTACTGATCAACAACAAGGTACTCAAAATTCCAGTAACCCAAATCATAACGCACAAGATGACCAGCAGGCTCAACGCCAGAGCAGAAAAAAGGCGGCTAGCCCTTCTCGTCAACGGAAATCTAGCCCAACTAAAAGCGGTGACTATAACCCACTGGCTATGTCCGACGAGGAATTTGCCAAAGTAAACAATTTTAGCCTGTAATAGGCGCAAGGATATAACTCATGCAAACTTATAATAACCCCACTGGTGGATCAGATTCTACTATTGGTTCTCAAATTAGAACTGATCATTTTATTAAGAAAGCGCTGATTGAAGCCGCTAAGGAAACCTATTTTGGGGCCCTGGCTGATGTTACTGCCATGCCTAAAAACATGGGTAAAAAGATCAAGCGTTTCCATTATGTCCCTATTCTCGATGATGCCAACATTAATGATCAAGGTATTGATGCTGCTGGTTTAGTTGCTACTCAAACTGTAAGCATTGTTGTTACTCGTGATAATGGCACGATTCCTAATATTCCTATTTTGGATAATGTTACTAATGTAGGTAACAAAGTCTATTTCACTGGTACTGGTGCTACTGCTGCCGCTGCTGAAGATGCTGCTGTTGCTGCATTCATGAGCTGGGCACGACAAATTGTAGCTGCTGGTGGTTTAGGTGCTGCTGAAGCTGCTACCGATGCAGGTTTTGCTACTTGTGTAACTGCTGGTGGTACTGCTTTTGTTGCTGGTTTCCGTGTTGCTCAGCCTGATGGTACTACCATTACTGCTGCTGCAGGTGCTCTTGAAGCACAGTCTGTATCTTCTACTGGTAACTTGTACGGTTCCAGTAAAGATATTGGTACTATCGTTGGTAAGTTCCCAGCCCTTTCTGAGACCGGTGGCCGTGTT